CCGGAATATGGGTTAAAACCATACGCAGACCAGAACCGATTATGCATTCGGTTATTCTGGTCCATATATATGATCTTTCCCCAATAGACAAACTCAGTGGGCGGAACAATAAACGTTCTAACCTTAGCTTTGTCTAAATCACTCATGTGATACCACTCTGTTTTTGGAACTACACGCCATATGACGGGACGTCCATCTAGATAGGCAACATCAAGGTATTTACAGCAGTAATCGCTGTTGAAGTAGTCTTTTTTGGTTTTGATACCTAGACGAACCCACACTAAACCGGCAGATTTAGTGAGGTCCATATCCATTAAGACTTCTTCAGCAGTGCTCATTCTGCAACCCTCAAATATATGGGACCACGTGTCGTAAACGTAGTTAAATGCTTTCTCCCACATAGGGTGGGATCTAAATTTAAAGCACCGTGGCTGGTCCATTTTATTTATTGATGTTAAAACACTATCTAAACTTCCATACGCTTTATAATACTCTCCTATGTACTCTTCGTCCAGCTTTAAATTTGCTGGTAGTTTTTGGTACAAAGGATCATTAAACCTAATTCTGTTATTTCGTATTATGGGTAATTGTAATCTATAATCTAAAGTTCTTCCCATGAAGCGTAGTATCCTATATCCTGTTTTCTTAACGTTTTTATCTACTGACCCCCAAAACAGGGAATAGGGGTCATCGGGGTACTGGCCCCCCGGGGGGCCCTCTAGTAGTTTTTTGGGGTGAACCTTAGCCCATAATTGGGATAAGTTCCGCCACCGAAGGTACCATTATGAATGAATACCACCTCGTGAGTTCCTTTCTGACTCGCTATACCAACACCACCACAGCTTCCATTGGCTGTGGTGATATTGTGGCGAACTATTTCAGGCTCAACTAAAGGGTGGCTTACACCACACATCTCAAATGCACTGTTACTTGGGTTAATACTAAACATGGTTAAATTTGCACTCTCCATAATTTCATAAGCTATGGGGAGCGTTTTAACTGCTGGGCATTTGCCCTTAAACCAATTCCAGTCCAAAAGACCTACATCGTCACTCTTAAAAGGAGTTATAAACTTATCCTTTGTGGGTATAGTGTAGATCTTGCCAGCTTGAGATATTCTAGGTCCTGGTGCGGCTTCTACCTGATGGATATTCATAAGAAGATATGTCTTATTTTCCCATCGGACTTTTGAAGCCACACTTTGGAGTCGTGGGTCATCATAAATAACCTTCAGTAAAACTTCTGAAGGGTTGAAATCTAGGGATCTAACATCCGTTGCCATCTCCGAGCCTGGGCACTTTGCTTTGAAACAATGTACAGTCTTGCATTTCCTGCAAGGATTTGTTTTGTGTTTCAAATGGCATGTGCCACAAACTGGGACTGCGGGAGTGATGGTTTTAGTCTTTGGGGTCTCTGTATGGTCCTTGAGTAGGTCGATAATATTAGCGACTCTTTCCTCATTAGGGCGAGAACCACAAAATGTTTCCATCATTAGGTCAAACTTCATATTTAGTTGAGTTATAGCTTGTTCAAGCCTTTCAACTTTAATAGTTAATAACCTATTCTCCACTTCAACAGCGGGTGTTGGACCAACAGCCTGAGGGCTCCTTGATCTTTTGGATTTTGCAGAATTTCTTACGAAGTTCACGTATTCAGCATAGCCATCATAATAATCTTTAAGATTCTTTCTGGCTTTACC